GTATTAATCGTTACGAAAACTTTGAAAAGATGGGTTATACTGCGCACCATCCTCGTGGGGCTTTTGCTCTCAAAGAGCAGAAAGAAGGAGTAGTAACTAAGCTACTTGATGTCAAATGGCAAGTGGGTAAGAGTGGGGTGGTAAGCCCAGTAGCTATTCTTGAACCAGTAATCATAGGGGATGCAGAAGTATCAAAAGCTACTCTGCATAACATTAAGTACATACACGGCCTCAATCTCGAGCTGGGATGTGACGTAGAAGTTATTCGAAGTGGAGAAATTATACCTCGGATTTTACGACGTATTGATTTGCTTCCACCTGAGCAAAAATAATTCTTGACAAACATCTCATTTTTTCGTATAATATACGTTCAATTTCAAAGGAGCAATTTAAGTGTCAGCGATTCAAGCACCTACCAACTGTCCTAGTTGCAGCTCTGTGCTTGAGTGGGTAAATCATATTCTGTATTGCCGCAATCCTCTTTGTGGCGACCAATCGCAAAAGAAAGTAGAGCACTTCGCAAAGACTCTCAAAATCAAGGGTCTTGGCCCTGCTGCGATTCAGAAACTAGAGATTACTCACATAAACGATATCTATTCTTTCTCAGATACAGATTTGCAGGAAGGATTAGACTCTGAAAAGCTGGGACAAAAGTTGTATGCAGAAATTGAAAACTCAAAAGACGCACCACTCAATGCTCTTTTACCAGCAATGAGTATTCGCTTGATTGGCAAGACAGCAACCGAGAAACTATCAACAGTATGTAGCTGTATAGATGATATAACAGAGATAGTTTGTAAAGAAGCAGGTCTTGGCCAAGTTGCAACTCGTAGCTTGTTAAAGTGGTTAGACGAAGAATACCCTTTCATAGAGCTTCCTCATAATTGGAAGTTTGAGAAAGTAACTCGTACCACAGCTTCTGCCGGAGTTGCTTGCATTAGTGGTAAGTTGAAGAGTTATAAAACAAAGGCTGAAGCTACTCAAGCATTAGAACAGCATGGCTATACAGTTAAAAGTAGTGTCACAAAAGACGTAACAGTGCTAGTTAATGAGAGTGGTATTGAGTCCCAAAAAACAATCAAAGCCAGAGAATCTGGCGTAGCTATAGTAGAAAATTTAATAGAATTTTTAGGAGACATGTAATGGCATTGCCTAAGTGGACAGACGAGCGAACCAACCAACTTACTGACTTTGTTGGTGATGAGGCTCCAATCAGTCAAGCTACTGTTGCAGAAGCAGCAGAGCAGCTTGAAACTTCTACGCGATCTATCTCAAGTAAATTGCGTAAAATGGGTTACGAAGTAGAACTTGCTTCTACCTCTAGCTCTCGTACTTTTTCGGAAGACCAAGAAGCAACTCTTGCGGCTTTCGTATCAGACAACAGTGGCGAGTATACTTATACTCAAATCGCTGAGCACTTTGAAAATGGTGCTTTCTCAGCCAAGTCAATCCAAGGCAAAATCTTGTCTATGGAACTGACTGGTCATGTAGCTCCCGCTCCAAAAGTAGAAACAGTACGAACCTACTCAGAAGACGAAGAAGCTACTTTTGTTGATATGGTAAATGATGGCGCATTTGTTGAACAAATCGCAGATGCTCTTGATCGCAGCGTAAACAGCATTCGTGGTAAAGCCCTGAGCTTGCTACGTTCTGGCGACATCGACGCTATTCCGCGTCAAGAGTTTACCAAAGGTGCTTCTAAGGAAGATCCTTTAGCTGATTTGGGCGACGTGTCTGAAATGACCGTTGACACAATCGCAGACGCTATTGGCAAAACACCTCGTGGTGTTAAGACGATGCTAACTCGTCGTGGCCTAGTAGCGGCTGACTATGACGGTGCTGCAAAGAAAGAAAAAGCAGCAGGTTAATTTAGGCGGGGAAACCCGCCTTATCTTCGGGGGAAGAGTTGAACATCGCAAGTGCGTTAATAAAGCAGGTTATTGTTCTGCAGGATTTTGACACCTGGAGTTCTGTACGCCGAGATTATTTGCCTAACGAATACCATAGTCTGTTTTCTATTATTGATAAACATTCTTCGGTATATCATACTCTTCCCACCTTTGAAGAACTAAAGTTTTCTATAAGGGATGCTAAGTCTCTTGAGAAGCTCTATGCCATCGAAAGCGTAGAAGTTGAAGCGGAAGCCTCAATGCTTCTCGAGTACCTCAAGAATGAGTATACTCAAAAAGAGATTCTAGACTCCCTCGAAAACTACATTGACAACTCAGTAGCATTTGAAAATGCAGAAGAGTCCGTTACACATTTGCATCAAATTGTTCTCGACATCGAGAAGAAAGTTGACTTGCAACCGCCTCAGGAGAGTATGCAACGTATTTCTCTATTTGAGGATGAAACAGAGCTTGGAAGATATTTGCCCTTGGGTCTTAACACAGACTACGACCGAGAGATTCAGTTCTCTCCAAAAGATTTGGTTCTTATTGGAGGTCGACGAGGCGCAGGCAAGTCTCTGACTTGTGCAAATATTGCTCACAACGTATTCCAAAGTGGTAGATCAGCAATGTATTTTACCATTGAAATGGATGCGACTCAGACCCTGCAAAGGGTTTGTTCAATCGCAACGGGAATACCCTTCTCGCGACTTAGAACCAAAAATCTAAGTGTAATAGAGTGGGAGTTAGTTGCGTCCTGGTGGGCGGGTCGTTTTGAAAGTAGCGACGAGATTTTAATAGAATACAGGAAGAAAAGAGACTTTGAGGAGTTTCACCATAAACTTACTACAACCCGAGAGCTTCTCCCGACTCAACAGGTTGATGTAATTTATGATCCAGCTTTGACTCTTGCAAAGATTAAAGCAGAAATGGATAAAAAAGTGAAATCCCTTGATGTTGGCGTTGTTCTTGTAGACTATATAAATCAAGTCAAGCGATCAGCGATTCCGTCCAGAATGGGACAGTATGATTGGACAGAGCAAATTGAGGTGAGTAAAGCACTAAAAAGTATGGCCCAAGAGTATGAATGTACTGTTGTTACGCCATATCAGACAGACGCTAGCGGTGAAGCGCGTTTTGCAAAAGGTATATTGGATGCTGCGGACGCTGCCTATGCTCTTGAGACTTATGACCAAGAGGATGCAGCGATAACATTCAACTGTACCAAGATGCGTTCAGCCGCTATGCGCTCTTTTACTTCCACAGTAAACTGGGAAACTATGAAGATAGGCCCAGAGTCTGCATTGACCCCCGCAGAAAAAGAAGAATCCGAGCACAAGACAGGAGAAGACATTGACGATTTATAGAAGGGATGAGCTGCCTCAGTTAACTAAGCAAAAGTTAATTGATGCTAAATTACCTTTTACGGAGATGTCTATCCGCACTTGGAAGATTCGACCCACCCAAAACGAGTTACGCCCACAAACGGAGGAGCGGTATCTAAGGATACTTAGAAATACTTATAAACCTCTCATAGTGGATAAGGACTATGTTCTAATAGACGGGCATCACCGTCTCGATTTACTACTGAAAATGAAGATTCAAAAAGCCAGAGTATTAGTAGTAGGCGCTTCATTTCAGGAAATATTACAACTATTTCAAAAATAACTGTTGACATTTTTGCTTAAACCCTGTATAATATATGTTCTCATTTCGGAGGATTTTATGTTTATACAAGGCAGTCTTAGCCACACCTACTCAGGTAGAAAGAAAAAATCTTATAAAGTAAAGAAAGTACAAAAAGCTTTCAAGCCGCTAAATGCAAAGAAGCACCAGCAGCAGTTTCATCCTGCGTGGTGGGAAGATCAGCGGAAAAAAGAAACTAGCAAAGATTTTTTACCATATACGGATCCTGAATGTAAGTTATACAAAAAAGAAATCAGTAGTAAATATACAGTCAGCATTCCTTATAACAAAGGAACATATCAAGTAATCTCAGAAAACGATATTGAGCACATCGGAAAATGAAAGAACAGTTAGAATTATTTACAGAAGAAGAAGAGGAGTTCTCTTGGGAAGGAGTTTGGAAAGACTCCGAGACTTGGGGCATACTTGGAGGTCTTTTCGTATTTATAGCTATAGCGATTTTTTGGTAATGAATGTAGAAGAACTATTACTGTCAAAAGGAATATCTTATATTCCCAAAGGAAAGGACTTCGTAGTACGATGTTTAAATCCTGAGCATGATGACAAGAACCCAAGTATGAGAATTGACCAGATTGATGGTCGATTTAACTGCTTTGCGTGTGAGTTTAAGGGAAACCTTTTTACCTTATTTGGTGAGAAGTTCGGAGGCTTACAAGTAAAGAGAGATTTAGTGACAAAAAAGATAAAAGAAAAAAGAGCAGAAAGTATTGGACTGTCCTTGCCGTCAAACTATATGCCTTATGTAGGAAACTGGAGGAATATTTCTCCAAAAACTTATAAGCAGTTTGAAGCATTCGAACATACAGGAAAAGACTACATCAGTAGAATTAACTTTCCTATTCGTGATATATCGGGCAAGATAGTAGCTTTTCAAGGTAGGCATACTGCAGGAGGTACTCCAAAGTACTTGTTCACTCCTGCGGGTGCAAACCTGCCTCTTTTTCCACAAGTAGAGCCTCGACAAGGTGACGTAATACTTGTAGAGGGTATCTATGATATGTTGAACCTTCATGACAAGGGTTTGACAAATGCCATTTGTTGCTTTGGCACAAATAATATCAATGAAGATAAACTGTCCATTCTTCATATGCAAGGAGTTAGTAGAGTTACTATATTCTTTGACGGAGATGAAGCAGGACAGAAAGCAGCAACAAATATCAAAGTGATGTGCGAAAAAACTGGTTTTCGCGTCCGGAACGTAGAGTTGAAAGACTTAGACCCTGGAGCACTTACCGAAACTCAATTACATAAATTAGAGAGCAAATTATATGCCTAAAGTTGCATTAGTAGAAACTAAACCTAGCAGAACAAACTTCAGTAGAGAATTTGACGGAGCTTTCGAGTTTGACCAATATCAACTCTGCTCTGACCCTACTATAAAGAAAGTATTAAAGAAAGACTGTGACATTCAAATCGACACGGGGTTGTACGATTGGATTATTCTAGTAGGCGCAGATGCTTTGAAATACTTTACAAAAATTAATTCAGTTACAGAATATTCCGGCAAGAAAGTGGAAGGTAAGTTCTTGCCTGTAATTAACCCAGCTATGCTTGCTTTCAAACCAGAAGCAAGAAAAACCTGGGAATCTTCAAAAGAAAGCATTGTAGCCTATATTCGTGGCGAGATTGAAGATGTAATCATTGATGAGAGTATTGCTCTCGGCACTCAAGAAACCGAAGTAGCAAAAGAGTGGATTCGTGGTGCTTTAGCGCATACGGGCGATTACATTGCACTTGACTCAGAAACAAATGGACTTTATCCTCGAAACGGACATATGATTGGTATATCTATGTCTTATAATGGAGAAAACGGTATCTATATTGATACTGATTGTTTTGATGAGGAAATAGAGGATATGCTTCGCGAGTTATTTCTAAAACGCAGAGTAATTTTCCACAATGCCAAGTTCGATATGGCATTCTTTGAGTATCACTTTGGCTTCGAATTTCCTCGTTTTGAAGACACCATGTTGCTCCATTACCTCATAGACGAGAATCCTGGAGGGCATGGCCTCAAGCAGTTGTCAATCAAGTTTACACCTTACGGTGACTATGAAAAGCCTATGTATGATTGGATTGACCAATACAAGCGTGCAAATGGATATAATCAAGAGAGTTTTTCTTGGGATATGATTCCTTTTGAGATTATGAAAACATACGCAGCTATGGATGCTGTGTGTACTTTTTTGCTTTATCAAAAGTTCAAAAAGATTAAAGAAAACCCTAAACTCAAGTGGGTTTATGACAACATTCTTATTCCTGGATGTAGATTTTTGATGGACGCACAAAACAATGGTGTTCCTTTCGACCGCCAAAGATTGCTAGTCTCTCAAGGTCTTATGCAGGATGACATTGACAAAGCTATTTCAAGCTTGTATGAAATTAATGCAATTTCTAAGTTTGAAGAAGCACAAGGTAAACCTTTTAACCCAAACAGTACCGTACAGTTGCGTTCTCTTTTGTTTGATTACATCGGAATGC